TATAACCAATGGCTATTAATCGTTCACAATTAGCGAAGGAGCTCGAGCCTGGTTTAAATGCCTTATTTGGCATGGAATACAACAGGTACGAAAACGAGCACGCGGAAATCTTTGACACCGAATCTTCAGATAGAGCATTTGAAGAAGAAACCTTAATAGTAGGTTTCGGTAACGCACAAGTAAAACCAGAAGGAAACGGAGTCGCATTCGACAACGCTTCAGAAGGATTTACTGCAAGGTATTCACATGAAACCGTTGCGTTAGCATTCGCTCTAACAGAAGAAGCAATCGAGGATAACCTCTACGATAGATTAGGAGCTAGATATACAAAAGCTCTAGCTAGATCTATGGCGCACACCAAGCAAGTAAAAGCTGCTTCTGTGTTGAACAATGCTTTCTCATCAAGCTTTACCGGTGGAGACGGAGTATCACTCGTGAATACTTCTCACCCATTAGTAGGCGGAGGAACATTTTCAAACAGACCAAGCACTTATACTGACTTGAATGAGACTTCATTAGAAGATGCTCTTATTTCTGTTTCAACTTTTGTTGATGACAAAAATATGATTCTTGCTTTACAAGGAACTAAGCTAATCATTCCACCACAACTTCAGTTCGTGGCTGATAGATTGCTTAACACTCCTGGTAGAGTTAGCACTTCTGACAATGACATCAATTCAATAAGAAATATGGGAATGGTCCCAGAAGGTTACACAGTTAACCATTTTTTAACTGACACTGATGCATGGTTCTTGAAGACTGATTGCCCAGATGGCTTTAAACACTTTGAGAGATCTGCTCTTTCTACTTCTATGGAAGGCGACTTTGATACTGGCAATGTCAGATTCAAAGCTAGAGAGAGATATTCTTTTGGTTTCTCAAACCCAAGAGCTGTCTTTGCATCACAAGGTGCATAAACCCAATTCTATTGGTAAAGGGAGCTTCAGCTCCCTTTTTTTTCTTTCTTTTTACATATATTTAACTTACAATCAAATAAACCGGGATTAACAAGTTGCACCAACTGGCTCGGCAGACTTACTCCAAAGATGGCGCAACATATTTAGTTAGGAGAAAATAATGGCTAAATCAACTTTTTCAGGTCCAGTTAGATCTATATCTGGATTTATTTCAGCAGGTAATACTGCTATTGTCAGCTTAACTGCTGATACAACTTTAACTGTAGATGCTCATTCAGGTAAGGTACTTACTTGTAATGATGCTGATGGTAAATTTACTTTGCCCTCAATTGTTACAACTGCACCTAGCGATCCTACAGATCCTAATTCATTAAATAATTTAGGAGCTACTTTTATTTTTGTTATTGAGACAGCAGCAACTGACCTCGATATTAAAACTGATGGTACAGATAAATTTGTAGGTGGGCTTTACACTGGTGTTAACAATGCAACAGGTAAAACTTTTATTTCAGGTTCATCTAACGATGTTATAACTCTTAATGGTTCAACTAAAGGCGGTCTTGCAGGATCTATAATTAAATGTACTGCTATGGGATCTGCTAAGTATGCTGTTGAAGGTATAACACTTGGCTCTGGAACTTTAGTAACTCCATTTGCTGACGCTTAATACTAGGAGATAAATATGGCAGGTAGAATTGTAGGATCAGATGTAAAGACAGCTACAAGCACTTCCTCTGCTACTGGTGGCGCAGTTTTGCAAAACGGTAGATCAAGATTAAGAGGATACGTTATAGCTGGTGGATCTTCTGACGGTACTGTTACTTTTAGAAATGGAACTGTATCAGGATCTACCATATTAATTGCTCCTTGCAACGCTAATGATACTGAAACAATGAACATCCCAGATTCTGGAGTTTTATTTGAAGATGGTATTCATGTTGTATTGAGTAATATAGATAGAGTAACTGTTTTTCATTCTTAGTTTTAATTTTGTAGTAGCACTTCTATAGTGCTACTATATTAATTTTTATGGCAACAAGAAAAAAAGCAAAACCTATACGCAGAACGATAAGAGGCTCAAAAGCTAATTATCGTCCTACTAAAAGTGGAGCTGGTATGACCAAGCGTGGTGTTGCTGCTTATAGAAAAAAGAACCCAGGTTCTAAACTAAAAACTGCTGTAACAGGCAAAGTTAAAAAAGGGAGCAAGGCCGCTAAAAGACGCAAGTCTTATTGCGCTAGATCTCTTGGCCAACTTAAACGCAGTTCAGCTAAAACAAGAAACGATCCTAATTCTAGAATTAGACAGGCTCGTAGAAGATGGAAGTGTTAATTAAACTGAGGATAAATTATGTTTAAAAAAACTAAAGGATATGCAAATGGCGGTTCTGTAAAAGGCACTAAATATATGTCTAAAGGCGGTGTGGCAAAAGGAACTAAGTACATGGCAAAAGGCGGAGCTATGAAGGGCACCAAGTACATGGCCAAAGGCGGAGCCATGAAAGGAACTAAATATATGTCAAAAGGCGGCAAAGTTTAATTTGCACCTTACATGTCATATTTAATTTCTAATATACCTCAGTTTAAATGCTGGGTAAGAAAAGAATTTACGGCAAATCATAGCAACTATCATGGAGAGTATTTACATGCTCTTGTCATAGCTGTTAATACAATTCCAGACAGATCTTTATCATTTCAAGTAGTATTTACTGGATGCGAAATAGATAACGAAGAAGACGCGCCAAATGTTCACGGCGGCGCTATGTGGGCAAGAATGCCCATACAAGCTTTAGTAGCAGACATTCCCCTAGAAGAATGGCCAACTCCAATGGAAGACCATCTAGCTCAACCATGGGACTGTTTAAGCCATGAGCACTCTGTTGTGGTTATGGACAGAGTAAGTTCATCTCCTTGGATATGCAAAATAGCAGGAGAATTTTATACAGGAAAGTATTTATTTACTGTAGACTATACAGAGAACTCTATAGCAGATGATCCTGCTCAACATAAGCAATCACATGTGCTATATTTAACAGATGCTGGTGAATATACTGGCAGTTTTGTAGCTCTACCAAACAATAGAGTAAGAGCGACAAACCCTGCTTTATGGCGTGTAGGCGAAGGGGCACCGGATTTCATGCCCTCGCAATGGACACATTCAGCAGAACAACATGAGAGCTATATGAATCCAAATATAACATTTGATAATTTGTATAACCAAGAGGATAATAAATAATGGCAGAACTAACAGTTGCACAAAAAAGAAAATTAGTTAGTGCATTAAAAAAAGCTTCTAAATCTCATCTTGCACAAGCTAAAGTTATTGAAAAATCTTTAAAAAAAACAAAGCGTAAAAAATAATGCCAAGTTCAGGAAGCACAGATTTTGAACCAAATGTAGCCGAGTTTGTAGAAGAGGCATTTGAAAGATGCGGTCTAGAACTTAGAACTGGCTATGATTTAAAAACAGCTAAAAGATCAATCAATCTTATGTTAGCTGAATGGGCTAATCGTGGTCTTAACCAATGGACTATAAGCCAAGACACACAAACTGTTACTGAAGGAACTAATGAATATACATTAAACGCTAATGTTATAGATGTATTAGATTGTTCTTTAAGAAGAACAGTCAGTGGTACTACAACTGATTTACAGATGTCTAGAGTTAGTAGATCTGAATATCTTAATATTCCTAATAAATCTACTAAATCTAGGCCATCTCAATTTTTTCTTGATAAACAAAATATTCCTGTTTTAAAAATATGGCCATCGCCAGAAAACTCTACTGACATTTTACTTTTTAATAAAATAGTTAGAATGGATGATGCTGATGCAGCTACTAATACTGTAGACATGCCATTTAGATTTTACCCTTGTTTTGCTGCTGGACTTGCATACTACATATCTATAAAAAGAGCTCCTGATAGATCTGTTATGTTAAAACAAATGTATGAAGATGAATTTGAAAGAGCATTATCTCAAGATGAAGACAGAGCTTCTTTTAGGATTTCACCTTATTTAAGACACGGATATTAATATGGCGTATGCTTCAGCTAAGTATGCAAAAGCCATTTGTGATAGATGTGGATTTGAATACAAGCTATTGCAACTAAAAGAAGAGTGGAATGGTTTAAAAACTTGCCCTAGTTGTTATGAACCAAAACATCCACAGTTAGACCCATTACCACATGTAATTGATCCAGAGGCTTTATATGAACCTAGGCCCAACAATGACCAAGAAGTTGGTGAAGGTTTTGTTGTCGTAATATATAACGATATTACAAAACAACATTATATGGACAAAGACATCATAGGGTCTAATTTTTTATTGTCTAGAATGGATGGAGAGTTGGGCAGTATAACTGTTAGCACCGATGGTTCAGTAGCACCAAGCCCAAGCCCTACACCTAGTCCTACACCTAGTCCTTCAGTTACAACTTATACAGTAACTGTAGCTAGTTATTATGGATCTAATTATTTTTACATAAATGGCTCTAGAGCACCTACACTTGATTTAACAGAGGGTCAAACTTATAAATTTGACCAGTCAGATAGCACTAACTCAAATCATCCATTAAGATTTTCAACCACTGCAAATGGCACACATGGAGGCGGATCTGAGTACACTACTGGCGTAACGACATCAGGAACACCAGGATCTTCAGGAGCTTACACCCAGATAGAAGTTGCAAGTGGAGCTCCTACACTTTACTATTACTGTACTAATCACTCAGGTATGGGTGGACAATTGAATACATAATATGAGTAGTCCAATTACATTATCAGAACTTAAAACGTTAATTCAAAATTATACTCAAAACAGTGAAACAACTTTTGTTAGCACTTTAGACGATATAATAAAAAATACTGAAGAAAGAATATTTGAGCTAGTTCAGTTTGATTATTTTAGAAAAAATGTAACAGGTTTGATGACAGCTGGTTCTAGATTTTTAACAACACCAGATGATTTTGAATTATCTTTTTCATTAGCTGTAATAAATACAAATGGAGATTATAGTTTTTTAGATAAAAAACATACTAGCTTTATGCAAGAATATTCTCCAGACCCAACAGACTCTGGTTCTCGTGGACTGCCTTTGTATTATGGAGACTTTGATAAAGACTTACATACAGGAACAAAGGAATCTACTATTATTATAGCCCCGGTGCCAGACCAAAATTATGATGTGGAACTGCATTATTTATATAAACCTAATTCTTTAGTTACAGATACAACAGGCACATGGATATCAGAACATGCAAGAAATGGACTCTTGTATGGTTGTTTGGTAGAGGCTTACACTTTTATGAAAGGTGATGCTGATATGATGAATTTATACGAATCTAGATTTCAACAAGAAATGGCTAGACTTAAAAACAAAGCAGAAGCAAGAGGTAGAAGAGACGAATATAGATATGACTCTTTAAGATCACCGGTTACATAAGGAGAGAAAGATGGAACCAATCAAGAAGCTAGAGGGCAAAACTGTGGCCATAGTAGGTATGGGCAAAAGTTGGTTTGATTATAATTTAGCAAAATCACATGGAGCGCATTTTGATGAAGTGTGGGCAATTAATGCAGTAGCTTCAGTTATATTTCACGATAGAGTTTTTATGATGGATCCACCATCTAGATTTTTAGAAACTGATGATGCAGGCGGCCAAACAGATAGCATGACAAAATTATTGCAAGAACATGAAGGTCCAATATATACATGTGAATTAGATGAAAAATGTCCGGGCTTAGTTGAATATCCTATTGAAGAAGTATTGGGTGCATGTGGTTGTCATTACTTAAACAATACTGTTTCATATGCAGTTGCTTTTGCTATTTGGAATAAAGTTGAAAAGATAAAAATGTTTGGTGTAGATTTTGGTTACAAAGGAAATTTATATTTTGCAGAAGCAGGGCGTGCATCTGTTGAGTTTTGGTTAAGTAAAGCTATGAATCAAGGCATTCAAGTTGAAGTCGCACATACAAGTTATTTATTAGATACAGCAGTTCCAAATAATGAAAAACTTTATGGTTATCATAGATTAGATGATCCATTAGTTGTAATAACCAACGAACATGGGCATTTAATACCTAAAAAACAAAGCGAAGTAATGCAATACAAACAAGAACCAGAACCTGTTTTGGTTGATAGAAATGATACACACTTGCAAAAAAATAAAGTAGGAGAACCAAACAAATGGTAATGAGTTACAAAGCCGGGCCAGAACTTGGTATGATTGAAGTGCATACAACGAGCAATGGTGGACACTCAATAGAATTTTGGGCAGATTTATGTGTAAAAAAAATTGTAGCAGTTAGCGAAGATGCGCCAAAAGATATTAAAGATCAAGTGAAAACCTATCAAGACAACATCCAAAAAGTTATTGAACAGTATATGCAAAATGCTATAAAATCTGATAGGATTACAATTAACAATGAATTAGAACAAGCAGGTTTGAAAGAAGCTGCTGATTTAATTAGGAAAAACTATGGCAATAACATCAACTCTAACGACAAGCTTTAAGAAAGAATTACTGCTTGGCAATCATAATTTTGCAACTAATGGCGATGCTTTTAAACTTGCTTTATACACAAGTTCAGCAACATTAGGAGCTACCACAACTTCGTTCACAACAACTGGTCAGGCCAGTGGTACTAATTATAGTACAGGTGGATCAGCTTTAACTAAAGTTGCGCCTACTAGCTCTGGAACAACTGCTTTTACTGACTTTGCTGATTTAACATTCAGTACAGCAACAGTAACAGCTAGAGGTTGTATGATTTACAACTCAAGCGATAGCAACAAATCAGTTGCAACAAT